TCCCTACAGCGATCCGCCTTTTTTATTTGCTTGTAACAGTTTGTAGGCATTACTCCAATCTGAGTAATGCCTAATATCCACAACAGTGGTTATAGGGAAAACAAAGGCATCAGGATAGTCCCCTAGCCCTTTTGCATACTCTAAAGCGATTGTAGCTACTTCGTAGGTAGTGGAAAAATCAGCATCAGCAATATTGCTTACAGGCGTTTGGTTTTCACTGCCCAAAAACATCCATTGGGATGTTATGGGTGAAGTTTCTATAATTTGTAGGACGACCACAAATCTTTCAAGCGTGTAGGAATGTTCTTGATTAGGAGGCATAAGGGTTATCTGTATTTTTGCTCACATTCGTAATCGCGATCCGACTCTAATCGCGCCTCGATATCGCTTACTTGCTGCTCTAGGGTTGAGACTCGGCTGGCGATCGAATGTTCAGCATATTTCGCCTCACAGGTTTCTACTACTACCTCACTAAAAGATACTTTCTTCGTGTCTGTGCTTCGAGCGTCCGCACATTTCTGAATCGCGATTTTTAAATCTTTCGGGAATCGGATCGTCGTGACTACACTTTCTGTCATATATCTACAATCAAAAACTATTTACAAATTAGCATACAAAGCGTATTGACACTACTTAATACGGGGTGTATGCTGTTTTGTAGTTAAACGAATTCGCACGAATTCGTTATTAATTCGCCGAAGTCAAAACGAATTCGCACGAATTCGCTAGAGATGAAAACAGCAAATTTACCAATCCCTACCTATGCAAACTCAGTAAAAAATATCTTGCTGACTGCCTTTGATTGCTTTACTACAAACGACTTAGCTCAATTGATAACTGCTCAATATCCGAACTTGAGTTATAAATCGCAACTTCGTTTAGTCCAGATAGCAGCTAAAGCAATCCGCGATCTCAGTCCATCCATTGCTCAAAAGCATGGATACCAAACTGAAGATCTAAAACCAAAAAAACTAGATGGCATTGCCGTCTATTCCCGCATGGGAGCCAAAGCAATTCTCGAATACATGAACTATCAGGTAACACTTTTATGAGTCTTAGAAACGATGCTAAGGGACAAAACACAGAGCCTAATTCTGGTTCTCAAGAGACTTTTATCAATATTGATCTGACTGCTGATTTTGAATCAGGGATTGAACTTGTTAATGCTAGGGTTAAAGCTTTTGGTGCTGGCGTTAATTACCGTATGGCACAAGTGCAAGGCGCGATGTCTAGCTTTACAGGAGCTAAGTTTGTAATTGCTGACGCTGCTTATCAGCGCCCTGCATTGCCTCCTTCAGAAGAAGAGGTAAAACAATCTGTAATGGCTTTAATCTACACTCCCTCAACGTCTGAAGAGGTGGCATGATGTCAAGCGATTTAGCAATTATTGAAGATGCTGCTGAGATCATGCGATCGCTTCCATCAGAATTACAAAATGATTCCCATATGATGGATTGTGTGATAGAAGGCTTGCAAGCTGGCTTGATGAGAAATGAAGTGCAGACAATGGCTAACAAAGCCGCGATCGCACGATTGGAGCAAGCTGTATCGCAAGGATTCAGCTTGGCTAACACTGAGATCCAAGGCATTAAACACAGCCAAGATATTGATCGTGTTCATGCCGAGTATGCCAAAAAGGAAGCTACTGAGGCTAAAAATTTAGCTCAGCAAGCATGGCAAGAGGCGCAAAAACTAGCGATCGGTGTTGCTAAAGCTGAGGCTAAAGCAGATGGAGCTAGAGATTTAGCCAAATCGCGAAGCATGAACATAGATCCCTATTGGGGTATGGGCTTAACCGCGATCGCTATTTTTGTCACTCTTGCCATGTTTACCAGAGTTGAAAAAGTAGAAGAGTATAAGCCGCGCACTCAATCTCAGCAATCCGCGCCAATTTATTCATGCGATCGCTCTGCTATCAATGTTTCTGGCACTACAGATTTTAGTAAGTGCAAAAAGTTGAGTGGTGAAGTATGACTAATTATGCGTGGGCTTTTTGGATGGCTCTCTTTTCCGTTTGGATTGTTTACGGAATTAGCAAAATGTTGCCATCTATTCCAATATCAATTACAGAAAAAGGAGCTTTGATATGGCAACTTCCCAAGAAGTAAAGGCGGCGCTAGCTCAAAAGATGGCAGGGGGTAGCGCTCCTGCAAGGGATAGCGCTCCTGTTAGTTCTAATTCAGTCGGCGAAATACAAGATCGCTTTATTAAAGGAACCTTGATAGACGATCGCATTATTGGATTTTTGCAAAAAGCCGCCACTATTATTTTTATAGTCGCTTTGCTTGGCGCTTTGTGGTTATGGGCTGAAAGATCTTTTGGAGTAAAAGTTTTAGCTCCTTATCGCATTTGGTCGCCTTCAATATTCATGGTTGTAATGATGTTTGTGACTAAGCCATTTTTGCGACTTGGTTGGTTTGGATGGGCTTTTGTTCTAGTCCAATCAATTAACCTATCTGGCTATCTATTCCAGACTATTCAAAGCGTAACTGGGGTGCGTTAATGGAAGTTCCAAATGATCCTCTTATTGCGTTTTTTCAGTTACCTCAAGAGGTGCAAAACTGGTACGAAAAACTAATGGTGGAAACAGCTTGGGAAAATGGAGTTGATTACGATTTTTCTAATATGTGGAATTTGATGGATCGTTCTGAGCAGTGGAAAACTATTGCGATGTTGATTAAAGAGTCAGCACCCAAAGATCAGCCATGCCCTAGAGTTGTTCTAAACAAACGCGCCGCCCCTCTTAAAACCCCATCGCTTCAAAAAAAAAGCGTTCAGGACTGCGTACCAATCTCAAGCCAGTTCGCAGTAAATGATTTTAGTGATGATACCGAAACCGAAAAAGTAAAAAAGATTTTACTGAATTGGTCAAAGGTTCGTTTTATTGGCAACGAGGGCAGTGGCAAAACCTCTAAAGCCAGATGGTTATGCAGTCAACGCATTCCATTAGGACATAAAATCTATTGGATTAACCCTCACTTAAACGCTAAAGATAAGCAGAAATTAGACGCTTTAAATGTCGTTATAGTTGGAGGCGGTCGAGATTATGAGGCGATCGCTAGATTTTGTCAAAAAATGGTTATCAATGAAGATTCTTTACTAAATAAAGAATATCAGCGATATCGTGATGAGATTGATGCTAAGTTCAGCCCTGTAACTATTGTTTTTGATGAGCTTACTAATTACAAAGATCAGGATGTTCTTAAAGCTCCTATCCAGCCAGTTATGAAAGCATCTATGCAAGAGTTTTCTAAGATTAACTGGAACACTATATATATCACGCATAACGACACTCTTAGCTGCATGGCAATGCCTGAAGGTACTAGAAATTTAGTCGATTCATCGGTGTTCGATTTGCGGCTAGAAGCTGATATAAATTTGGGTAATCGTGTGCCCAATGCAATCGCTAAATACCGAATGCCAAATACTAATAATTGGCTAGATGTAAAAATACCGGTTGAGTGGCAATAATGACGCTAAATCAAAATATTCCATCAAAACTAAAAGAAGAACTTACTGAGCTTTTGATGCAAGTTCGCAACCCTCACAAAGTGGTTATTTCACCCAAATTTGATGACGTTAACTACAAGTATTATTTATTACTCGATGGCACGTACAGACAAGATAAACGGACTTTTGGAAACAATGGAAAACTCAACTAATTTACTCCTAATTCCAATCGCTCTAGTCGTCATCGCTTTTGTTTGCCGATGGCATACGGCGTTTGTGGAATCGCAGATTATGGCTAGCAATGAAAGGCTAATGGTCATAATTGAGGAGCTGCAAAGCGATCTTGACACCGCCAAAAACGATCTGACTGTTGCTGATGCCGCGATTGAAGAATTAAAACCTGTAACCCTTGATCCTTATATTGCTAACCAAAAATTAGAATCACAGCTCAAAGAACAAGATCGCACTATCTCCAATCTCAAAGTCCAGATCGACGGAAGAGATGCGGCCCTTAGAGGTAGTGCCAAAATAATTCAAGGGCTAAATCAAGAAATCGAAAGACTGCAAGAAGCTTCAAAAAGCGTTCAGCCTATAGCCCATAGCAGTGCTAAAAGGATTGACCAACTACGTAAGATAATCTTGACCGTTCCGACAGCGATCGCCTATCAGAGCTAACAAGCATTATGCGTATGGTGCAAGCTTGGGAATCAGTACCAATCCAACAAGGTTTAGGCGCTATACACCTAATTAAGCGAGTGATTTACGATGCAATCTGTAAGCTCGATCCTAGCCAAGCTGTTGACCCTTAATCACTTTCTCTAAATCCTTTATCTCAACCCGCAACTGAGCAATCGTACCTGTGTACTGTTCGATGATGCGGGTTTCTGCTAGCTGAATAATTTTTTCGATTCGCTCGTACCCCCCATGCTTAATCTGATTGCTTTCCTCAATCCTGCGTTCAATACTATTTAAGGCAATTCTCAATTCTGATGCATGAATTTCTAATATAGAAGCTGTCTCTGTGGGAATGCTAGCGATCGCTTGTTCCAATGCTTGCACAGCTTCAGTATTGTGCCTAGTGGCATTAATTAAATCTTCGTGCGCTTTATTTACCGACTCGTTAGCCTTAGCCAATGACTGTAAGGATTGAGCGTTTGCCGATGAAGTTTGGATTGCATCAGACACTAAATGCAATAAGTCTTTTGTGATGGCTGTAGTGGTATCCATTCCCCTTGTAGCAAGTTGGGATACGGTATCGGACAGACCTTGATTAATATCAATCTCTGCTTCTAGCTCTTGCCCTTTGCGGTTTTCGGATTGCAGTATCCTACTAGTCTGCGATCCTGACCATTGTTTCCCAATCTCTTTCCAATCCACAAAGCCAGATAGCTTAGTCAAAATTACAGACAAAACAACTAGTCCAGTCCCTACAGCCCCTGTCCCTAAATTTATAGGTATTTCATTACTAGATCCGCTATTTGGCGTAGACTGCGATTGTGTAGCGGGGGCTACAGCGATATAAGATTTCATTATTGAAACAATAGGGAAAGTATTAGAATGATTATGACACTTTTTTAAGGAAAATCAAATGAATACCACGCAATGGCTAGTTGATGCTCATAGTGTATACCAGTCAGAATTACCAGATTTACGATATCGCAAATACCATTTGAACTGACTGCCAAAATAATCAATATTGCTAAATACTTGCGTACCGCTTATTGACGGCGGGGTAAGAGTAGGCGTATCAATAGCAAAATTATAAGTATCTGAAATATCGAGCGTATAACTAACACCGTTATCAATTGAAACATAGGTTTCAATATCAATATCTACGTCAAATTGCTTGGTATAAGGATTGCCAAATAATGGTAAATCGTCTACTCTTCTAACGAAAAAACTATTACTATTAGAAAGATTTATTGTGCCTGTATCTGAATTAGTGTTCTCAAACCCAAACAATCCTAAAATCGAAGAATCTATATCAAAATCTAAATAGCCATATAAATACTCATATTCAGTAGGCGCGGGAAATATAGGAGGCGGCGGAAATAATTGTTTTGTATCCGAAAAACTAGCGGAGCTATTAGGCTTGTCGATTAATCCATTTGAATCATGAGCTATCTGAAACAAAAGATCTGAAACACTACCACCATCATTAAAGCCGTAAAACACAAAATTCACACCTTGTAATCCAATAGAAATGACAAAAGGTGTTTGATCAATAATCGCTGGGATAGATAGTATTGGATTAGGTCGATTCCTAGCGTCAACTCTTTGCAGTCCGCCCTGATTATTTTTTCGCAAATATACTCGCTCACCAATTGGCAAAGGCGCGTTGCAAATCAGTTTAAATCCGCTATTTGTTTCGCCATTTATTGCCACTCGATCCGTGCCATCAATAGGATCAATTCCCTGATAAGTTGCAAATGGATTTAGTAGCCCGTCACGCTTTTCTTTTGCGTATTGATTACGCAATCGGTCGATTTGTGATTGGCTAGCATTGCCAGCTACTGCATCAAAAAAATCTGTCATTGTGGCGCTCTAAAGTCTGCAAAAGTTGTGTAACTATTTTTAGTAGTAGACAAAGAAACTTGCGACGGCGGCGCTCCAAAATTACCAAGATTGGCGGCTTGTATGCCGCCGTCAGCAGTCGTCGCGATAAATTCACCTGTACTAGAATTAAACCCTGTTACCGAGCCAATCTGTATTGGTTGTGGTAAAGACGCTTTTTCGGATACAGATTTTAATCGATTGATTTGCGCTTGGGAGGCGCTTGCGATGACAGAAGTAAAAAAATTAGGCATTTCCTAAACTCACTTTAAAATTACCAGATGGAATAATTAGTTCTTGACCAACAGTAATATTTTGGGTTGACACTGAACTAAAAACAATTAGATTAGTGGAATCAAACAAAGCGACAGAATTAAAGCCAGTAGCAGCGGCGATCGCATTGCCATAATTTATATTATTTATAACCTGAATTTGGCGAGTATTACCTACAGTGCTAATTGCAGACCATCCACTGCTAGGGATTGAGAATCTCCCGCCTGTAGCAACTGTAGCTGTAATTTCAGTAATAGTGCCATTGGTAGCAATCGCTGTTGCAAGCGCTAATTGATTGGATGTTGGCGCTGTACCTGCGCTTGATCCTTTTAACCAATTTAGTTGCAAGTCTCTGGCGTAAATACTCCAGAATAGAATATCCAAATCAATGACTATATTGCCAGACGCTCTCGAAACACTATCGCCACTACCAAAACTTAGAAGCTCTGTTACTCCTAATGCGTTACGGAACGGGAACCCGCCTAAAAAATTACCACTGGTAGAAGCGTCCCAAAAACCAAAGAAAGGCAGATTGGAGCCAGCCGCGATCGATGTCCCAAAATTCAAAGATGCTGTGCTAACAATCCTTCGATTATTCCCTACAGTAGCAGGAGCGCTAAAGTTACTGGAAGTGTACGAAGCTCGACCGCTAAAGTAAGTACCTGTTACCTCATTTGCGCCTGTAAGAGCGGGATCGGCGCTGTGTATGCTTGCGTATAAAGTGGTAGGGGCTGTACCCGCGTTGGTTCCCTTAAAATGATGATTAAGGAATTTGTCGATAAAGTAGCTGGAAAGTCCCATGATTTTTCACCTATAAAGTAGCTAATCCGATCATTGTATTTGGCTTAATTGGATTGTAATTAATATACAAATCTGCTAAGCCGATCATTGTAGAAGGGGCGATCGGGTTGAAATTTATACGTAAATCTGCAAGCCCGATCATATTAAAATTGCCTAACGTAATCGCAACGGGGCGCGATATTACCGTAGGGGTGCTAGCGGGGGCTGTCCCAACTTCGATACCGTTAAAAACTAACCATGCTTCTGTCCCGTTTAAACCCCATTTAATGCAATCTAATTTTAAGTAATAAATTAAATCTGCATCAGTAACAGCGACATCCGCAAAAGGCTTAAAAGCACTACTTAAAGCTGTGTCAGTAATCGCGCCGCCAAATTGCTGACCATAAGCACGTCCTGATAATATGCGATTAAAACGAGAGCCATAATCAACTAATTGAGACTGATCAACTGTGTAGGGTACATCTATTGTTCTTTGCCTTGGTCGGTACGGATCGGCGGCTAATTGCTGTGCAAATATTTCTGCTTTTAGCTGTACTTCTTCTGTAGTGTTTGTGCTTGCATCACCAAAATTTGTGGGTGGCCCAGACGTATCTTTATCGTCGCTAAAGTTTGCCGCTGTAAATAGCACAGTAGGATTTTGATCGCCTAATGCCGTCCCTTTAAAAATTACTCCTGCTGGTTCATGTCGAGTATAAGTTTTAATCCATTTTTGCGATCCTGTGTTTACCCATTCATAATCTTCTCTTTTAGCCGTAATTAGTACTGAAGGATTTTGATCGCCAAAAGTAGTTCCTTTTATAATTACCCCTGCTGGTTGAAAAGATGTTACAGTTTGAGCCGTAACAATTCCATTGACAAGAGTATAAGTATTTATGGATTTGTCAGATATAAATAGCACAGTAGGATTTTGATCGCCTAATGCCGTCCCTTTAAAAATTACTCCTGCTGGTTCGCGTGTTTCTATGGTTTTTTTAAGAAATGTTGAACTTATCTCTGATGTGGTTATTGTCCTTTTAGCCGTAAATAACGCGGTAGGATTTTGAGTCCCCAAGGCTGTCCCTTTAAAAAGTACCCCTGCTGGCTGTGTGTCAATTACTTCGCTAGGTGCGGTGTCTACAGGTATTATTTCTTTTACCGTACCTGTAACTATTAATTTTTCAATTGGTTGTTCTGCGATATCACCGATCGCGTCCCATGATTTTTCGTCAGAGCCAATTATATAAGAAGCGATGGCACTGCCAGAATAGATAGTGCTGATAGGCTCTGCGATTACCGTACCAGCGCTATTGCATCGCAAATAATAGCCGCCACTATCAGCGATCGCCCCTGCAAATCCAATAAAATTACCAGTTTGCTTTGGCAGTGGATAGGCGATCGGATAGGGGATAGAGTCAATCGAATTAGCAACGTCGATATAGTTAAGGATATTTGTGATTACGGTATTTCTTGCTAATGGTGTACCCGCCGTAATACCAGATATATCTTGATTTGGTTCGGGCGGAAAATTCTCTAAAGCTAATCGACAGCCAATTTCCAAAGATAATTCTAATATGCCATCCATATTCCTTTTTGGTTTTTGAGGCATTTTTAGCAAATGCAAAGCTTGTCCACTACAAGGCAGATAGGTAAGCGTTCCTGATGTATTTGCAATTCGGATCGTGACTAGTTGACCCCGTTTCCATTGACTAGGGTTAAGTCTAGGATTAGGTGAGCTTGGCACGGTTGAATCGTAGCGAGAAATTTTAAGATTAATGGAGCCTGTGACTGGCATTAATCCAGTCCCAACCTCATATTCTGGATAACCCAAAATTATTCCAGAATCAAAGCTAATAATCCAGTTAGTCCAATTTTGCGATCCTATAATTAATTCGCATCTGCGAGATGAGAGATTAAGCGTCATACAGCTAACCCTCCATCAAATAAAGTTAGCTGCCCTTTTGGTGCGATCATATCTTAACCCCCGTCTCTTGCAACTCAACGATCGCGGTCACATTACCTACACCCGTATCACGCCCAAAAGTTGGCTCTGATGGCATGTAAACTTGTAGCATAGGGTAATAATAAACGCCGCCGTTGGCTTGTCTTGGCGTAGTTCCCGCAATATGCGATCGCGTTTTAGTCGCCGATGTTTTCCCTTCTTCAAAATATTCTATTTGCCAATCAGACAGCACTATATAAGGCGATCCTAATTCGCGCCTAATTTTATCTGTAGTCCAAAACATAGCTCGATAAATATCTCTCTCAGCTATGGTTGCTTTGTGCCTAAGTTCATATTCTTGAGGCGGCTCAAAACTTATTCCACTAACTATAAAATTCCCATCTACACTAAAAGAGCCTTTACCCGACAATGGAGCCGATCGCCGTGGCGGTGTGTCGTCCAAAAAGTATCTAGGGTTTACTGTTAAAACAACGCGGATCGAGTGCGTACCACTTCCACCGCTAAGACTTATAGCCGATCCCCCTTGCGTAGCTGACACGGTAATAGTCGAGCCTACACTCACGACATAATAGCTAGTATTAAGTGCTAGACCCGTTGGCAATGTGCCTGTGGTAGTAAAGCGCACGATATCGTCAACCGCAAATACTTGCGTGAATGGTGTTATGGCGCTACCACTAAAAGTAAAAGTATAGCTACGCCCAAAATATACGAGTGTTAAGTCGCCGATCGCCATTGTGAGTCAGGGGATTTTGATTAATTATCGCACATCACAAAAATAGTACTTGACAAATAATATTAGTGTGTAGTATATTGATTTACATCAGGACACAACACACCCGCAAACGCCGCAACCTGATAGCGGTACTCAGTTAAAGAGGGGCTGAGAGAAAGAAATGGGATGGATTCACGCAGGTAACAGTGAAAGCACTAGCGATGGCGGTGCTGGCTACACAAGAAACGCGGCGGCTGTCCGTGACATCGTGAAACATCACGATGTTGACGAGAAAACAGCATGGGCGCTAGTAGCCCTGTTTTCGTGGCAGAAAAACACCACGATCCCTGATCAGGTGGCAGACAGTGACTATGTGAAAGCGTGGATCGAATTCCCCTACTTTCAGGCTTTTCTTCCCGTATTTTTGAAATACGGATGGACTTCCAATGTCGAAAGATTCCTGGAGTCGTGGATATACCACAATCAGGATTTCCATCAGTTGATGGAAAAGTACTTCCCTGAGATCGCTGCACCAGCCCCCGCACCTGTTCAATCTGAATGGGTTGACTATGAGGCTTTGTACGAAGCAAAGCACAATGTCAACCTCCGCAACAAAGCGGAAAATGACGAAAACTGGTACATGAATGAAGTGTACCCCCTTAGTCTAAAAGATTGGGCTAAGGTGCAACTAGAAGCAGTTAGCTTTTAGGCTAGGCAATGGTAAACCGACCTGTAGGCAGACCGCGAAGTAGCGATCGCATCAGGAAACAATTTTTGCTTACTCAAAAGCACATTGATATTCTTGAGGCAATCGCTATAAAACAGACTCTTGTAACCTCGCAAGGTTCTTATAAAGGTCAGCCAAATATCAACGCGGCGATCATTTGGTTGATTGAAAATTATCAATAAAAAAGAGTTCATTCAAGGTTAAGCATACAAAAAGTATGTAGTTCTATTTGGAGATTAAAATTATGACTAAGATTGAAGTTGTTGAAGCGATTAACCAAGCATCTAAAGCTTGGGAGGATGACTACGAAGCAATGAAAGCTTTGTTTATTCCAGTGTTTAACTTCATCAAGAGCGATGTAGACTTCCGCTCGTTTGTCCCTTGGTATCACAACTACTTCTCTAACAACAGAGAGGTCAATGACACTACTGTTGTCAAGTTCATGACTATGACAGCAGCGGTTCACGAGTGCTAACCCATTACCCAATAGTCTAGCCATAGTGCTACGTTATAAGGCGATCTCGCGATCGCCTTTTTTGTTGGATAAATTAGTTGTAAATAGTACTTGACAAAATAATAATTAAGCGCTTAATATTATATTCAAGGTTAAGCATACAAAAAAACAGAGGGCAAACAAATGAAATTGTTCGGGTATTGGGAAGAAGATATGGAGGGGAACACTTGCGGATACTTCGTAGTATCCGCATACCAACCAGAATTTTTTGCAGATTGCGAAGAAAATTTTAACGATGAGCATGAGCTTGTCGGAGCGTGGTGTGACAGCCATGCTTTGAAAACTAGGATCAAAGATCTTGGTTTGGATTTGGAAGTTTCAGAGGATTAAGGTAAAAAAACATGCTTTTTGCATTTGATCGTGATGGAGTATTGGTGGGTGAGCTAGGTAATTTCGCTGCCAGTCACCCGAAAAACTACAAGGGCGCTGAGATGCCCCTTATCAAAGAGGTGCTAGCCAAAGTACCGCCTCATTCGATCATTATCAGTAATCAAGCTGGCATTGATCGCGGCTATACCACACTCAAAGTGGTACAAGCTCAATTTGATTGGCTCATGGCTCAGCAGCCTAATTTTATCGGGGCTTTCTTTTGCCCTGATGAAGGGGGAAGTTGCTGGTTTAAGTTTTTTTGGGCAGACGAATGGACAGATCAGTTAGCGGTTGCCCCATACTTCAGAAAGCCTAATATAGGCTTGGGAGACTCCGCCAACGTGTATCTTAATCATTATGGGCTTGGCCAGATCACCCATTACATAGGAGATCTTTCTGGCAACCCCGCCTATGCTGAGGGTAGAGACAGCGATCGCATCTTTGCGCAAAATCTGGGCTGTGAGTATTTGGATGTGAATGATTTTTTAGCCTAAGCCTACAGGAACGCCGACCTGTAGGCAGACCACGAAGTAGCGATCGCTATGCTCAATTAAATTTGCGTTTGCCAGTGGCAATAATTGAGAAGATGAGAGCGATCGCCCTATCTGAAGGATTTATCACTCAGATAGGCAAGCACAAAGGAGAGCCAAATATTAGCGGATGGCTCTCTAATAAATATAAGTAGCTCCTCTCTATGCTATATTTTGATTGCGTTAAAAATTTGGCTAATCTAGATCCTAAGGAGCTAAGGAGAATCGAAAAGCTGAGATTTGTGGATTTGTTAATGATTTTTTGAGAGTTTGAAGGCGATCGCGAGGTCGTCTTTTTTTGTGGGCAAAATTATTTTGGGTTTGGGTATTGACATTAGTTGATTACTAAAGTAATGTATATATATACCAAACAAATAACACAAAGGAAAACGACAATGAAAACTTTGCTAGCACAACAATTAGCTGACGCATTCCAAGTAACAGGTTGTAATTTAACAGTTTTGACTTCTTTGGATAGAAGTCTAGCCAGTCAAATCTGGAAGCAAATCAACCTAGTTTTAGGTGACAGCTTGTATCATGTTGATGCTTATGGGTTCTCAGTCATAAAATCAGGCAAACTAACATTCTTTGGTTTTGAATAATGGATATAAACATCTCATGCTCGGCTAACGAGCATATCCGTATTTTTAAATTAGAATCTCACTCTAATTTGTTGCAGGAAATTGAGCAAGCCAGATCATTAAAAGCATTACCCAAAATAGTGCAGAGCGTTGTTAATCAAGTGTTTAAGCTAAAGAATTTTGAGGATCACGTAAATACTACGGAAGCTAAAAAACAATCTGCTTACACTCAAGGCGTAATTGACGGTTTGAATAAAATCAAAATCCCGTTCCCAACTACGTCTAGCGCTCCTGATATCTTGCCTAGATACGATCCTTCATACGAGAGGGGATATCAAAACGGCGAATTCCTTATAAACCTTTTAAACAGCCTAGACAATGCCTAAATCACGCGCAGAAATAGATCGCGCCGCCTATCTCAAGCGTACAGCAGACAAACTCCGCTACTACTGTACGCAATGCGATCGCCAACTTAGAGGCGATCGCGAGGTCGTCTTTTTTTGTGGGTAAAATTATTTTTAAAATATGGTTGACATTACTAGAGTAATCAGCTATATTTAAACACATCAGGAAAACGCAACACGCAAGGAAACAAAGCAATGACTACACTACTAGGAATCACAGATGAGAATTTAGGTTGCGCTTGCTGCGGCCGTACGGATTTAAAGCGTTATGCAGTTATTCAAGATAATGAAGGCGAAATTGCTACTTACGGTAGTGACTGCGCTACAAAAATCTTAGGTAGAAAAATTTCTACTCAAAGAAATCTACCTAAGATTCAAACTGAAGACATCAAAAACATTACTCCTTTTGTAGAAGTAACTGTTTATAAAATGCATATCAGCCGACGTTACAACTTTGTAACCCGAAGCTATGAATGGGGATTAACCCTTCCTGTCAGCCCTAAACAAGTTTTAAAAACACTCAAAGAAGACTACGAATATTACGTTGAAGAGAATATTCAAAACCGTCCCCTTGATGCTATTAAAACTGCCATTAATCTTTTAACTGAATACACGACTCAATATGCCCAAACCTAACCCCGCAAACCCATACCATTGCGATCGCCCTATGCGCCGCAATGGTAAACAAGCCAAGTCAGGAGCAGTGCAATATCGCTGCAAATGTGGCTTTACCTGTACCGATGGCGATCGCCCCGCACACCGCCCCCTATTAGGTGATGAACCTTTGACGCAAGTTGAAAGGAATCGTAGGTATAGAGCTAAGAAGAAAGCTAATTTAAATTAGTTGCAAATAGTAGTTGACAACTAGAGATAATCGATCAATAATAGATCATTGAGTTAAACAAGCAAGGCAAAAACAATGACACATTCTTTAGATGAAAAACAACCAACTCTTGACAAGCTTATTGCAAGCCATCCAATGTTTGAGGAGCTAAAAACTATTATTGATTCTTTGATCTCAACTCGATATAAAAAAGTTAGAAAACTAGCTGGTCAATCGTGGAAAGGCTACAGGTCAAATGCTCAGTATTTGAGTGAAGTCACTAAAAACAACAATCTTGGCAATAAAATCGCTGCTATGCAACGTCAAATCTTGGTTGATATTGATTTACTAGATGAAACTGGTTTTGCGTTTTTTAGAAACTATTCTGTTGACTGGGATAAAGTTAGAGCTTGGTAATATGCCTAAATCACGCGCAGAAATAGATCGCGCCGCCTATCTCAAGCGTACAGCAGACAAACTCCGCTACTACTGTACGCAATGCGATCGCCAACT